TTTTCTATCCCAGGCTGATGATAGCGGAGCATTCCATTTCAGCTATATGGTTGAAAAAGATCCCGATGTTGTATTTGAAATCCTTGAACGTGTATCACGTCGATAGTTGGTTTTATCAACCATGGACGTTACAAGCCTTGCCAGTACAGGGATTCCTTCCGAAGGATTAAGAATTATTTCATTCCATTCTCTCGTGATCATGATAGTTTGCTGCAAAATTTGTGGAGTAACTCGTGAAGATTATCCCGCACGTCATGCTCGCCATTGGTTTTCTGGCCGTCGCTCTCCCTGCAGAAGCTCGGCGTGATAAAGATTCCAAGAAGGCCGCGCACGAAAGTTCCAATGAAAATGCGATCAAAGATAGCCCCGATAGTATTGTGTCGAAAACCGTCAAGGCAATGGGGTGCAATGGATTGTCCAAAGTTACGTCCAAAGAAGTACACCGAAAATATGATCGCCAAACAGGCAAGTTAATTGAGGAACGAGTATTCATCAATTGTGCGCCAAAGCATCAGGTCCAGCAATCTGATTGACGAGTTGCTATCCAGCTGATTATCAGGAGGTCCCCCATGAAGAGCTCGAAATCGTTTTGTCTATCCGCAATGTCTGCATTTCTGGTTGGGATGTCCACTTATGCGTCCGCAGGGATTTGGGCGTTCGACGTGAAAGAGATGATATTGAATAAGGATAGCCCGGTTTACTTGAAGTCCCTGGCCAAGGGCGACGGGTGCGTGGAATCCAAAGAATTTGACAATGCTGTTGTATTCAAGAAAGCGGCAGAAAGAAAGTATTCCGCTTACAGGTGGTCTCTGGATACAAGCGGCGAAATCCCGTCAGTCATCGCCTATAAGGGCAAGAACAAGACCCCCGTCTTCCTGTTTTCCGTGGCGTCTTCTGAAGAGGACTGCCGGGTTGCGTCCGCTATGTTTGCCTTGCAGGCGGGCATTACGCCCGAGATAATGAAGAAGTATAAGTAAACTTCAAAAGTCAACTCACCAGCTAGTTAACTCTCAGTCAACCCCCAGTATTCTTCTCTCCTGTGCATAGCTTACTGTATGAATCCTCGAAGGGCCGATCTACGGCTCTTTGAGGTTTTCCCGTGGATCTTCAGACCGCTTCAATCAGAGAATTTTCGCGAATCGCTGGAGTCGATCCGTCAGCTGTCAGCCGAGCTGCGAAGGCAGGCAAGAGACTGACAAGCAAATCCGTCAGCAGAGATAGCAACGGTGATCCCCGCATCACTATTCTTTATGGCTGCTATGAGTGGCTGCAATATAAGGACGAGCGCCGCGAGAAAAAAACCGGATCAACTTCATCGGTTCCCGGCATTATGTCCCGCGAAGCCGCTGGTGATATCGATCGCCACTATTCAGCCCTGATGAAACAACTCGAATTCGGCAAGGCATGCGGTGAGCTCCTGCCGTTGTCCAAATTCAATCAGCAGGCCGGCGAATGCCTGCGAGCTTGCCGCGACACATTGACCAACCTTCCTCTTGTCCTATCTGAGCTCTCCCGTCCCTTGATGTTGCGGCTGATGCGCATCGACGGGCAGGAGGTCGGCCCTGATATCCAGAAGCAAATGGATGACGCTGTGCTCCAGCTCCGGGTGACAGCAAAGCGGGAAGTTCGCAAAGCCCTGAATCAGGCTGCAGACATGCTCGAAGATCAGATTGCTCGCGACCACGAGAAGAAGAAGGTGGACGAGTCATTGAATGACGCTTGAAGCATTTGAAGATTTGAATTTCGCAGACGCACGCCCCGGCATGGTTAGCAACGTGCGCTTGGCCGAAGATATCTCCATTCGCGATCATGCTGAGAAAAACCTGTACTTGGCTCCTGGCAAAAACCCCTTCCCTGGCCTCGTCGACTTTTCCAAAACTCCATACCTCTATGAACCGCTCGAAGCCCTGCAGCCCGACAACGGGGTTGAAAAAGTTGTGATAATGAAAGGGTGGCAAACTGGCGGTACTTTGACCGGCTTGGCTTGGACACTGTGGGTCATGGACTCGGCGCCAGCCTATATGCTCATCGTTCAGCCGAATGACGAGCTCCGGAAGACTTTTTCGCAACATCGAATCAACCCGATCATCGCTCACTGCAAATCGCTGAAGGAAAAGATCCACGACGAAGTACGCGGCGATAAACTCGAAAAGGATTCGATTCTCACCAAATCCTTCCCAGGCGGCTGCCTTTTTTTGGGCACTGCGCTGTCCAGCTCCGCACTTAGATCACACAGCTTTCAAAACGTCATGTTTGATGAGGTCTCGGCATATCCGGCTGATACCCAGAAATACGGTGACCCGTGTGGCCTCGCTATTGGCCGAACTTCCGCTTACGAAGGCAGGAAAAAATTGCTGTTCGTGTCAACTCCATCTCTTGCCGGCAAATGTCGCATTGAAGCCGAGTACCTGCTCACAGATCAGCGCAAATACTTCGTGCCATGCCTCAGCTGTGGCCATATGCAATTGATTCTCGAAGAGGGCTTGGACTTCTCCATCGAAATCCCCGTATTTAGGTGCGTGAAGTGCCGCTATGCACATTATGAGCAGGACAAAAGCGAAATGCTTCGGCTCGGGCAATGGCAGCCGACCGCAACACCCAAAATTTCCAATGCCCGGGGCTATCACCTTCCTGCCCTTTACGCTCCCCCGGGCATGTGGTCGTGGCGAAGCACGCGCGAGCAACTTCTTAAGGGGGTGGACAACCCCGAAGAGAAGAAAGTCTATGTGAACAATTGCCTTGGTCTACCCTACGAAGATTCGACGATCACTTCACTTGATCCGAAGGATATTCGGAACTGCGAGCAGAAGGACTGGCCAGCGGAAGCGGATAGGGCACCCAAGGGCTGCAGTTACATCACTGTTGGGGTGGACACTCATCCACTTCACCTTTCGGTTGTGGTCGTAGGGTGGGGGCGCAAGGGTGAGCGCTGGATCATCGATCATCAGAGAATCCAGGGAGATACCAACCATGAGCCGGTTTGGCTGGAGCTGCTTTGTATTCTCCAGCGCGAATATATCCACTGGCATTCGACGAACAGAAAAACCACCCTTGGCATTGCAGCAACATGCATCGATACAGGCGGGCACAATACTGCTGCTGTTTACAGCTTTTGCTATGGCCGCGAACATCAGAACATTATGCCTATCAAAGGATCCAGGGATCGCTCGGCCCCAATTACTGGTCCAATAGTTGTCAAGAACTTCAAAATTCAAAATATCGAGCACAAGATTCACCTTCTGCCTGTCGGCAAGCTGGCCACGCATGGGCGCTTGTTCTCCTGCCTGAGCCAATCCGTAAAAAAGTTGGAAGAAATCCGAGTAGCCGCCAGAAATGGGTCCAGCATCCCTTATGAAGGGCCGGGTCTTATCCATTTCCGCCCTGGACTCGGCGACGGATTCTATCGGGAATTGACGGCACCAAAGGCGAAATGGGTTCGCCGTGATGGCCGCGACCAGCTCACTTACGAAACCACACCCGGCGTTGATGACCACGTTCACGACTGCATTCGGTATGCAGACGCCGCGCGGGAATTTCAAAAACAGGACATCGATGTGATCTGTGATCGAACCGAAAAACTCGCACTGGAGAGAAACGCTCTATGACCCTCGAAGAACAGCTGGAGTCAGTACAGAAAGCCATCCAGGCAGTGGAAACTGGCGGGCAGGAAACCTATGTGGAAGTAAATCAAAACCGACGCGATATCGTGCGGGCCAAACTCAAGGACCTATATGAACGCGAGGCGAAACTGAAAATGGCCATCAGGCGGCAGAATGGGGGCGCGATCAGTCATGCGATACTACGTAAAAGATGAGAAGCCTTCGATCTGGTCGCGTATGCGTGGATTCATAGCCGGGAGCGCAAGCTGGCAGGAGGTCGCCGACGATCCATACGACGGCATGCGGCGCCGGGTGCAAAACCTGCTTGACTGGCGTCCGACGTCAGGAACTGCCGATGACGCGCTCCTTGGAAATTTGGGTCAGCTTCGTGATAAATCACGGGACCTGGACAGGAAAGAGGGCATAGCGCGTGGGGCCATTGAAAACTATGTGACCAACGTCGTCGCCGATGGGCTGCGCCCGCAGTCGCGGATCGATCATAAGCTGCTGGGAATCTCTGAAGAGGTCGCAAGGGACTTTGAGCGCCGTGCTGAGCAAATCTTTCTTCTGCATACTGCGGAGGACACGATTGATTTCCATGCTCAGTCGAACCTCGGGAAACTGGAGGCTCAGGTCTTGCGGGCAGCTCTTCTGGATGGCGACTGCTTCATCATCCGTCGATACTCAGACCGCAAAGGGACCATTCTTCCAACCACGATCCAGGTGATCGAGGGGGCACGCGTGCGAACCCCAGTCGCGACCTTCAGTCCGGACAAGGATATCCGCGAGGGGGTCGAGTTCGATGCGGGCGGGCGGCCAATCGCGTACCATGTGGCCAAGATCGGAAAAGATCGGTACATGGGAGCGGACACTGTCCGGGTGCCGAGGTTTGACGCGAATGGCGAACGCCGCGCGCTTCATATCTTTCAGCAGCGCCTGCCGGGGCAGAGCCGGGGCGAGCCGATCCTTGCTCCGGTGATCAAAAAATTCAAAGAAATCTCCGAATATTCGCACGCGGAGATTGCCGCAGCCGTGGTGAACGCATATTTTGCCATGTTCATGACAACTGAAATGGGCGGGGTATTCGGTGATCCAAAGACCTCGCATCTGGGTCGAAGCATGATGGCTGAAAATCAGACGGAGCCAGAGCGAAAGCTCCACAAATTCGGTCCAGCTTCGATTCTCGAAATCCTGCCAGGTGAGAAGATCATCAATGCTGCACCTGGGAGGCCAAACAGTAATTTCGATCCTTTTGTCCAGGCCGTTCTAAAGCAGATCGGCATGGGGCTGGGGCTACCCTATGAGGTCCTTACCCAGCATTTCCAGTCCTCCTACTCCGCTGCCCGAGCTGCGATTCTCGAAGCCTGGAAAGCCTTCAAAGTCATGCGAGCCTGGATAGTAAGTGATCTTTGCCAGTTCATCTGGGAATGGGTCATTTCCGATGCGATCGCCGATGACCTGCTCGCAGCGCCAGGATTTGAGGATCCCTTCAAGCGCCGCCTCTACCTGCGCACCCAATGGAATGGAACAGAAATGGAATCGATCGATCCATTGAAGGAAGCAAAGGCCAACGAAACTGATATCAATTCGGGAATCAAATCACGCAGGTACATAGTGGAAAGTCAGGGCCGGGATTTCGACAAACATCAGCGTGAGTATGAAGAGGAGAAAGCAATATTCCAGGAACCTGCGTTTCCATCGCCAGATTCTGAAGAATTGAAAAAGTCAAGTTAACAGGACTGTGACTCAGAGTAAGCCCTAGAAAGCTTCTCACGCAAGGCATTGCGGGATAACTTCAGCCTCGTGGAAACGCGAGGTGAAGTCTTGTCTTACGCTGTCAATCACATCCTGAATACTCAATGGGCCATGACCGAGGAAGCTCTCCGGTCTCTAATCAGTATTGCTGAAAGAAATCCGGCTCCCGAGTCCCTTGAGAAAATCCACAGCGATCGCCCCAGAGGCGCGGAGAAAGCCAGTATTCGGGACGGGGTGGCTGTCATCCCGATCCGTGGTCCACTATTCAAACGTGCCAATCTCATGACCGAACACTGCGGCGCCACTAGCTATGAAACGGTGCTCCGCGATTTTCACCAGATGCTGATTTCCGATCGTGTTCACAGCATTGTTTTTGACATTGATAGTCCCGGTGGCGAAGCGAACGGATGCTCGGAGCTCTCCGATCATATCTTTGCGGCACGTGGCCAGAAACCTGTGGCTGCGTACGTGGGTGGCACCGGCGCATCAGCCGCTTACTGGCTCGCCAGTGCCTGCGACCGCGTCTTCGCATCAGATTCCGCTATCGTCGGCAGCATCGGTGTTCAATCCGTGATGCGGTCCGAAAAAACTGAAGGCGAAATCCGCTTCATCTCCAGCCAATCCCCCAACAAAAACGCGGATCCGTCCACCGAAGAAGGCCAGAAAGAGGTCCAGGCGGTGATTGATGGTCTTGCGGAAGTCTTTATCGGCAAAGTCGCACGAAATCGCGCTGTCAGCCGCGATCAGGTCATGGACCGATTCGGCCAGGGATCCGTATTTGTGGGCAAAGAGGCCCAAAGCCGCGGCTTGATCGATGAGATTTCAACCCTTGAAAGCGTCATCTCACGATACGGAGATCAAACCGTGACATCGCAGACCATATCAGCCGCATTCATAGCGGAAAAGCATCCCGAGATCGCCCAATTCTTCATGAATGAAGGCGAAAAATCAGCCCTGGCACGCATTGCAGCAGAAGACCAGCGAAAAGATCGAATCCGAGCTCTCGGAAAGGGCCAAGTTTCGGACGAATTTTTGAATGGGCTCATTGATCGCAAAGCCAGTGTGCAGGACGCAGCCCTTGAAATCCT